TGTAACAACAAATGCTCAACATTTAATTGGTATTGGATTTTATTCTCTTTCATCTGTTAATAGTGCCGATGCAAGTGGAGCAGTAGCAGTTGGATATGAATCACTTAAAGCCTTGACTTCAGGTGCTGGGAATACATCAATAGGTTATCAAAGTTCTGAAGACGTCACTACAGGAGAATACAATACTGTAATGGGTTACCAAGCGTTTAGTGCTGATACAGATGGGAGTGCTAATGTTGCAATAGGATGGAAAGCTGGTCGAAATATTCATGGTTCAACTCAAAATGTTATGATTGGATACAAAGCAATGGCGAACATGGATAATAATCCTGGCGATAATATTGCAAATTGTGTTGCCATAGGTTATGAAGCGTTTCTTGGAAGTGACAATGATTCCACAGGAACGACTACTGCAACAAATGGAACAGTTGCGATAGGACATTCATCACTTAAAGTTTTGACAACAGGTATAAAAAATACAGCAATAGGCTTTGAGTCAGGATTAGCAACAAGTACTGGCTCAAATAATACTTATGTTGGTTATGAAGCTGGTCAAGGTGCTTCAGGTTCAGAAAACAATAATACTGGTATAGGTAAGCAATCTTTATTCGCAGTAACTACTGCTGAGTCTAATGTGGCAGTAGGAACAAATACCTTAGATGAACTTACTACTGGTGGATATAATACTGCGATTGGAGCAAATGCCTTACACGCTTTAGATGGTGGTGAAACAGAAAATGTAGCAATTGGTTATAATGCTGGTTCTAATGCCGATGGAGCGACAAATAACATATGTATTGGTAGTAATGCACTATTATCAACTGGAAATGGAACAAACCAAATAGTAATTGGTAAAGATACAACTGGTGTAGCAAATAACTCAGTAACTCTAGGTAATGCAAGTGTAACTGATGTTTATATGGCTCAAGACCAAAGAGCTAAGATGCATTCAGGTCAGATAGAAACTATTATGGATAGTAGCACTAATGCAAATATCGCAGTTATCAGAAGTGAAAATACTAGTAATTATTCTTCTAGTGTTCTTCACGTTACTGGAGATAGAACAACTACAAATAATACTTATAACTTAGCAAACTTTACGAATGCTGGAACTTCTAAATGTATAATAACAGATGGGGGAGACTTAAAAAATACTAATAATTCTTATGGTGCTATATCTGATGAAAAACTAAAACAAGATATTGAAGATGCAAGTTCACAATGGGATGATATTAAAGCAGTAAGATTTAGAAAGTTTAAGTTTAAAGATAATGTTGAAGATGGATTTAAGCTTGGTGTTGTTGCTCAAGAATTAGAAAAGGTATCACCTAGTCTTATTTCAGAATCTATTGATAGAGATGCAGATGGTAAAGACTTAGGAACTACTACAAAGTCTGTAAAGTATTCAATACTACAAATGAAAGGTATAGTGGCTTTGCAAGAAGCTTTAAATAGAATAGAAACTCTTGAAGCAAAAGTAAAAGAATTAGAAAGTAAATAACAAATAAGGAGTCAATAATGGCAAAAAAAGAAAAGAAGCCAGTCTTGAATTTAGATGATAAAGAATATATCATAGAGGATATGACTGACGAGCAAAAGATGATGGTAAATCATATAAACGATATTCAGAACAAACAGAATAGCAATCAGTTTATAGCTGACCAACTAGCTGTTGGTAAAGAAGCGTTTATTAATATGCTTAGAAAATCATTAAACTCTGAGGAAGAAGCAGAGTAATGATTGTAAGGAGATGCGCTCAAGGTCACGATATAGTTATTCATAAGAACACTAGCCCTAATATGGTTAAGAAAGTTCAAATGGCAGATGAATCCTTAGTAACTATTACCTATCCTAATTCTAAAGATTATTTTGTTTTAGTAGATGGTGTAATTGAAAAAAGAACTGACTCATTCCAAACTGCTGAAGAGTTTTATTTGGATAAGTGCGGTGAAAAACATAATCAAACTAATGGGCGCATTGACTTGGTAAAACATAAATTAATTAATAATCAAGTGGTAAATAGATGAGCAATAAAATAATAAAAAAGAAAAGCGGAGATTTTGAAGTTGTATATGAAGATAGCAATACAAGTTATAATATTAAGTTTACTTATATCTATGTTGGGTAGTTGTTCAAATGGTTGGTCAGTAGGTAGTCTTTCTGAAGATTCAACTATGTATTCTTATATAGAAATTGTTGATAGAGATTCTACAAGTCATTTTTATGCAGATAAAATTAATATTAATTCAGACAACTGGTGTTTTACTCATAGCAGATGGGAACTAATAAGGAAAAAATGAGTGAAGAAGTTAAAACAGCTAGAAGCTATCGAGGTGCTGTCGTGGATGATAACGCTATTGTCAGTATCAATATCCGCTGGCTTGGACAAATTCTTGTTCTTGTTGGCACTCTCGTGTATGGCTACTATAGGATTGAGACTAGATTGGGAACACTTGAAACTGAATTGGCTAATGCGAATGAACGCATTGGGGATTTACTTAATAAACACATCTTGGAAGAAAGGGCTGAAAGGGAAGAGTTATCAAAAAAGATAACTTTTTATGAAAAAGAATTTAACATAAACCCATTGAGTTGGGGTAAAAAGCGGAGAAAGTAATGGATATGATGGCAATATATGGCGAAGCGGGTATGATAGGAATTTGCGGAGCATTACTTGTTTATTTAGTTATGAGTTTATCTAAAAAATCAGAAGCACAACAAGTATCATTAAAAGATTTAGAGGTAGAAAACAAAGGGCAATCTGAAAGTATTAATAATATGGAAGGAATGATAATAAAACTTATATCAAGATGGAATGAATCTGATGCTGTAAGAGATAGAAGGTATGAACAAACTATGGAAGCAATAAGCGATTTAGAAAAACAACTATCTAGGATGGACGGTATTATGTCTAGAATGAACGGAAACGGAAGAAGTTAATGGATAATCAAGAGTACAGAACAATCTACGCAAGACACGATGAAAAATTAAAAAACATTTATTCTACTTTAAATAGAATGGAAAAACAATTAAAAGATTTAAACGGTTCTGTAGGTAGGCACGAAATAAATATAGCGAAAATGCAAGTTTGGGGAGGGGTTGCTTTAATAACTTTTCCTGTAATAGTAAACACAATAATGAGGTTAATGTAATGTTAAAGAAAATGATAGCAGATGAATTATTAGGAGATTCAACGAAAGATGAATTAATTGATGAAATTAATAGAAATGTTGATATACCAATTATATCTGAAAAAACAGAAAAAGCTATATTGGAAGCTTTATGGAAAGTAATTAAAAAAGTATTGTTAAGTAAACTGGGTATATAGTGACTAAAGACCCTAGATTAAAACGATTTGGATTAAAAGGATACAATAAACCTAAAAGAACTCCTAAACATAAAAAGAATAGTCATATGGTTTTAGCTAAAGAAGGTACTAAAACAAAGTTAATTAGATTTGGTCAACAAGGTGCAAATACTGCTGGTAAACCTAAAAAATCTGAATCAAAAGCTATGAAAGCTAAACGCAAATCATTTAAAGCTAGACACGCAAAAAATATTGCAAGGGGTAAAATGTCAGGTGCGTATTGGGCAGATAAGGTTAAATGGTAATGGCTACTTCTGAAAAAACTAAACCTAAACTATGGCAAAGAATTGTTTCATCTGTAAAGAGAGGAAATAAAGGTGGTCGGAAAAATGAATGGTCTGCTCGTAAAAGTCAATTAGCTGTTCAGAGATATAAGAAAGCTGGTGGTGGGTATAAAGGCAAAAAATCTAGTAAGAATTCTTTATCTAAGTGGACAAAACAAGATTGGGGATATATCACAAAAAGTGATGCTGATAAACCAAGAAAGAAAAAAGGTCGGTATCTACCTAAAAAAGTTAGGGAGAGTTTAACACCTAGTCAAAAAGCTTATGAAAATCGTAAGAAAAGACAAGCTACTGCAAAAGGCAAACAGAGTGCTAAATATAGTAAAAAAACATCTAAAAAAGTTAGGAGAACAAGATAATGCCAAAAGGTAAAGGATACGGAATTACTAAGAAAAAACCAATGAAGAAAAGAAGAATAGTAAAAGTTAGAAAAGTTAATAAAAAATGATTTACCAATTACAAATGCTAGCCCTTATTAAAGAAACATTAGAAGATATGGGTTTTAAATATTATTCTCACGACGCTATGATGTTAGTTTATAATACAGGGCTAGTTGAATCTAAATATAAATATTTAATGCAGAAAGGTGGGTCTAATATTGCTAGAGGTTTTTTTCAATGTGAGCCGTGGGTTGCTGTTTCCGTTTGTAAAGATTATTTACAATATAGGGATTCTTTAATGAAAAAAGTTGCTGAAATTTGTTATTTAGATTGGAAATATTTTATAAATCCAACAGAATCAGATTGGAAAAAAATATTAACAACAAATATTACTGCACAGATAGTTTTTTGCAGATTGCATTACTGGAGAGTTCCTAAAAAACTACCTAAAACAATAGATGAACAAGCACGATATTGGAAAAAATGGTATAATACAACGAAAGGTGCTGGAACTATAAAGCATTTTAAGGAAATTGTAAATGATTCAACAAGATAGCATAACAAAATTTTTTAAAAATGAGAATAATGTTTTGATGGGTTGTCCTCAATGT